GCGCTTGGACTCTTTACGCTCTTTCACCTCGCCAGCGAGCACAGCTTGTTGCATCACGGCGTCTGGCACAACGGGCGCGGCAGTTGGATCTGATTCGGCGACTGTAGCAATGACGACGGGCAGGTCGAAGCCACACAATGAGCAAATGGCGTACAAGTGAAGCAAGCAGTTGAGGATAGTGTTCCATAATGAGGTGAAAGCATCGCCCGATTTCATGGTCCCGAGTACGTAGTACATAATGCCGTGTGAAGTGTAACCCTTGGTCTTGATGCCCTCCAACAACACGTCAGTCAAGGTTTTGAAAGGGCCCCAGCCAGGCACGTCATCGCTACCCATTTGTTGCATGATCCATATCATGAGCTTCAACAAGGGAGCGGAAAATGATTTGTCCCAGCGGCTGCAGTCGTTTTCCATGATGCGCACGAACGGGATGCTGTTGGCAGTATGTTCAAACCAACGTCCGATGTCCTCGGCAGTGAGGGGCACACCGTAACAAGCACAAAACATGCGGGTCCAACGTTCTTTAAGGGCAAGCGACACGGCATAAATAAATGGCCCGACCAACACATTGTAATAGTCGGTCGCGCCCTGAATCAGCCGGGGGTCGTAGTCTTCGCCACCTTCTGTCGTAGCAGGTTTGCCCTTTTCGATCTTAATGAACGATTTTCGCTTGAAGATTTCGCGCTCATGGATCGATTGTGTCGCAAGTCTTTCCGCCGCGGCGCGCAAGTTGCGTTGTTGCCCGCCGGGGAAGCGACTGACCCAAATGTCGAAGGCTGCCGGGAGAACGCGACCATCACAGAGACGGAGGACGCGTGCGCTTGACTTGACCCACGCACAAAATCGGCCAACCTCTTTTTCGTCGTACGGCGCAGCAGCCAGACCGCGGTTAGCAACCGCGACGATCTGGTTTCGCGCATTTTGAGCGCAAACGGTCGGGACTGCGCCGGCGAGAGAGGGGCCGGCCAAGTGCAACACAGGCTTGTTGACCGGGTGACTGTCATACAAGTCGGGTGGGGTGATGGTAGCGCCGGGGCGTGGCTGCAGTTCAACGTTGTCGGTGGTTAACCCGGGTAGCGGGGCGGTGACACGTTCCAACAACGGGACAGGCGCCATCGGAGCCAAACGTTGGGTGTATTGGTCGAGTGACCGCCAGGTTTGCGCTGGAAGGCAAGCGTAGGTGACGCAGCCGACGGAAGCAGCGGCCCAGA